TTTTTGCCATATAGATGGTTGATTCTAAAATCTTATCAAACACACTACTGAGGAAATTAGAAACTGTAAAAGTTTCTTTTATTTGGGCTACAAATTTTTCTTGGGCACTCCCCAGTGGGCCGCCGAGAACCTTAGCTTGTTGGCGCATTTTTCCCAATCTGCTTTCCTCAAATTTTGCTGCTAATCCTAGAAAGCCACCAATAGATTTAACGGTTCCTCTTATTTCTTCTTCGACATCAAGGCGTTCGTAAGCGAGTTCAAGTAGTTTCGTTTCTTTAGCAATTTCGTCAGAAAGTCGCCGAGCCTCTTTCTCTTCACTTGCTGACAATACCTTATTTAAAATTAATTTGTCACGTAATATTTTTAATTCTTTCTTATGAGCTACAATCTTTTTTTCGTGTTCGCGGATGTGAACGGCTGATGCTTGATCCCCAATATCTGTTACCTGTTTGAGAGAAGTGGCTTGCTGTTCAACTAAATCAAGTATTGCCCGACGAGCTTTGCTTTCTTCTTCAATTTGTCCTACAGTCTGATAAGATTCATTTTTTATTGCCCGAACTTGAGTTAGCATAGCCTCATATGCTATTTTTTGATTTTCTGTTAATTCATTTTGTTTCTCAAGTTCTTTGGTAGCTTTCTTCAGAGCATCGAGAATATCTTCAGAATCTTTTTTATTTGGGGGTGCCATGATCGTTTAGTTAAATTTATTTAAATGGCCATTGTAAGCCAGTTTTTCTTTCAAAATCAGAGACAGACTGATCAAGTTTTAATTTGTTTCTATATGTTGAGGGGTTGTCTAATCCATATTTTCTATAAGTTTCTAAATAACGTTTTTCGTTTCCCAATGTTCTTGCAAAAGAAGTAACATCGGTTGGCCTTCCACGAACTTTGACTGGAATTGAAATATCTCCAAACATTGAGCCAAGAATTGCCTTAACTGCTGTTCCGAACATTCTTAGCCAACTTTCGTTTAATTTGTCTGAAGATGATAAATCTATCGTCAGTGGTGTCAAATCTTTGTCGTCTGTCATAAAATTCTCCTAACAATAATTAGTAGTTTTACAAAATAAAAAACCCTCATTGGAGGGTTTCGTATCATTTGGCTCTTGATTTGGATTTCATCTTACTCATCTGAGAATCCATTTGTGCTTTTTCTTCTTCAAATTGTCGGGATAATCTTTTTACAAACCATTCTCTTAAGCCAATTGGTAAATTATAAGATTCAGTGATGCTAAAGCCACCGTGATATTTTAAGACAAATATTTGTTCAAATACGCTTTCGACGTATTTATCGGTCAGGCCAAAAAAAGGCGGTTGAAAAAGGAATATCAACGACTGTTTCAGCATCGCATGATGAGCAAGAAAATTCATGTTTCATGTCCACATTGGGAACAACTTTTTCATAAGTTTTTCTAAGATAAGCTCCATCAATTGCTGGCATCATATCAATAAATTTTTCAACCAACCCCCTTTCCGTTTCCCCGTTTAGTGAAACGATAAAAAGTTTATACTGATCTGTCAAAGTAGTGTCAGGAAGTTTCCATTTCTTCTTTTTTTCAGATGTGGCGAATAAGAGTTTTTCATCTTCACCGTCTAATAGCCGACATTCAGCATCAACTCCAGTTTTTGGTAATTTGATTGTAAATGTACCATTTTCTGAAATTGGTGTTTCAGCATCAGCCTCTTTAACATTAACATTTTCTAAATTAAATTCGTGTTCTGACGTTGCTCCACAAGCAGGGCATGTAACTCTTGTTTCATATGCTGCTCCGAATCCATTGACGCGACATGCAACAACTAAAGCATTTTTGTCACCCGTGAATAAATCACTTACTTTGATATTTTGATCCACGATAACATTTTGTAACATACGATCAATTGCTAAACCCTTTTTTAAGAGTGATTTTGATGTTAATGTATCAGTATCCTTTGCAGTCATGTGTCGAATTTCAATTGCATCGACATTGTGCAAGGGATGACCCTCTGGATAAAACTTTCCCTTTGTTGGTAAGTCTACTAGTTCTGTGGGTGATACAAAATCAAAAATTGATTTCTTGTTTTCTAAAATTGCTGGTGGTATATCAGACTTGTCATTAATTCCGAGGCGATCCTCATTCCTTGGCATATAAACCTCTTTCTTTATTTCCTAATTTAATATTATTTTTGAACAATATCAACCCGGCCCTAAAGCATTTTTCGGATATTTATTGTCCATCGTTACAACATGAGCATTATCATATCTTACGGTAACATCGACATTGAGCAAATCTTCGGAGTCATAAGAAAGTTCACCAAATTTAATATCTTTAAACCATGAATTATGGAGATACCATTCTTCAACATTCAAACCATTAGCATCGATTTGTCGAATAACAATTGTAAAAGCGCTAACTGCGCCTTGTTTTGAAAGTGTCTTTGGATTATCTACTGATTTAATAGGAAGCTCATAACCAGTTTGATCTAACATATTCATTAAAGCAGACGTTGCATCGCTTCCTTTATGAACAACATCAACAACAGTGAATGTAACTTCATTCCAAGTTAATTTACCCGGATAATAAAAAGTATGATTCAAAAATTTGTGTTCACTTTCAGAGATTGAAAAAGATGGTTTACTAACTTTTTTAATTAAAAAGTTGTCAAGCTTAGTGCCTGCCCCCATTATACTTAATAAAAATCTAAATGACCGTTTAGGCTCTAATCCTGCATCATTCCAAAAACTTCCCATCTTATGTTCTCCTAGCTTCCTTTTCTAAATAGTGTATAACTACTTTTTAATCCTCAAATGATGCACCAGTTCTTGTAATAATAAAATCAATTGCAATAAATTCAATTGACCTTGCAGGCTTAAGATAAATCTTAGCATACATAATATTTCTATCAATCAAGTCTGGTGTAGTAGTTGTTTCATCCAAAATAACTTTATAGTCTGTCAATCCCAATCTAGCAACAATGCTGTCAAGGAATGGAACGACTTGTGATGTAAAACGATCCCATGTTCCTTGAACATTCTGTTCGAACAATAGTCGAGATGCGATAAACGAAATCTCACGTTTAACATAAATAAGTAACCTTCTTACATTAATTCTATCAAGCGCAGATGGTGTAACTTGTAAAGTCTTTTGTCCAAAAATAACAATTCCTTCTGCCGGGAATGATGCAATTGGATTAATATTCGCTGCATAAAGTTTATCCCTTTCTTTAGAAATTAATTTTTGTTTAACACCTGTCACAGAAAGTCCAGCAGCACCTTCAGTTAAGCCACCTCTGGTGAAACCAGCAGGAGCAAACCAAACTTCAGATTGTGCAGCAGAGCTTGCAATAGTTCCAATTGCTGGAACAGATGGTGGAACCCAAAGATTCCTTCCTGACTGTGGATCTCGAATTTGTACCCAAGGATAATATGAACAAGCATAACTTGTATTTATCGCTCTTGCAGTAAGATTATTAATCGTTGTGGTAACATCACCTTTTCGCTGTTGTTCTGTTTGATCATTCATTACTTCGAAAGCAGGAGTATAATCTCCGTCAAGATCAAGAACTGTAAAACAATCTGCCCTGCGCTCGCAAGTCCCAATCAAATGATCTTGAACTTGACTTGATATAATTCCTGGCATTGACATCATATTGCATTCAATCTTTTCTGGGTCTGCACAAGTATCGACTGCCATCTTTGCAGAGTTAAGAGCGTAACTTGTTAATTCAGTTTTACCAGTTGCTAATGCCCTTGTATTATTAAACGGATCTTTTTCTTCAATATCTACTCCGTCGAATCCTCCAATAAGAGGCATTGTAAATTTGTCAAATTCTTGCTCAAGAATTTCAGTGTAACTTGATGAAACAGCATTTGCAGAAGTACCACCGGCATAAGAACCGCTTTGCCAATATGCATTGGTTCCGGTAAGTGCTACATCATCGAGAGAGAAAACAAATGAATATTCCATTCCCGCAGAGCTTGCGTCACCATCAGCATTTCCAACAGCAGATGGGAAAGCTCTTACAAGATCCCCATAAGATTCATCAAATCTTGTAGAATTCCCTGGCCGTCCAGTTGAAATACCAAAATAAGCATCTTTAGGACTACTTAAACTTCCTTCGGATGAACTTATTCGTTGAGGTATTGATGGATAATAAATAGATGAACTCATATCAACCGTATCAGTATAAATTAATCCGCGATTTGACGCCGAAAACCAATGATAAATTTCGTCTTCGGCTTTCAAAAGCGTATTCACAGTAGAGGCTGTTGAGCCAATTGTATAAGAACTGGTTGAACCGCTGGTGCTCATAAAGCCAACCCATCGTACCGGGCCGAAAAAGCCAAATGGTAAGAAGGACGGATTAGTATCACCCGCATCCACATCAGAATTTAATTCGACTCTGACATACCTAGATTGATTGGCATAATTTCCATAGTCTCGATAACGTCTTTCACCTTCGTCCCAATCGACATAAGAATCTCCAATTCTTTTTCCAACATAATTTGGAGAATTTGGATTTAAATTGCATAAAGTAAAGACTTCAACAGGACTTGGTGCTTCATCAATATCATCCGCCATACGAATTTCAACTGTGAATGAACCGTATTCTTCGAATTCATTTGTTGGCCCAAGAATGTCACTTATAGAAATTTTAAGATTTTGTGCTTCCCAAAGGCCAGCATCGTGAGTAACAAATCTGAAAAGTTTTTGTTGATCAGCTGCCACATAACTACTAGTTGGTCCACCCATTGTTTGAGAAATGGTCCAAGCTGTCCTTGCCCGTGTCAAGGTGCGTAATTGCACGTTTTGATTAATATCGCTTCCAGAAGTAAGACCAACAATTGCTGCATAATAAGTTGTATCAGCAGTAATATGCGTATCGAACATTCCTTCATAAGATTCACCAAGGAAATATTTTTTCAATGAAGACGCATCATAAAGCAGGGAATTAACATAAGTTGGATTAGTGTTGGCTGATTTTCTAATAAAGTTCTTGCTTGATCTAATAAAGTTGGCAGTAAATTCATCGGATGCCGCAGCTTCTGAATATGAACCCGTAGCTGAGCCTGTTGCCGAACCCGAAACAACATGTCGAATTTTGATGTTGTAAGAGTCATCACATTTAACCCAAGCGGTTGTACCGGCGACACCACTCCCACCCGGACCAGTACCAGAAAGTTCCATTACACCTTTCTCACAATAAAAAATTGCTGCAAGCGTACCAGTTGATTCAGCTCCTGTGACGGACGCGGACGGAACAACCAAGAGCCCAAAGGCACCGCCCTCGCCGTTGACATCAATAGTGGTTCCAATTTTCCAACCTGCTGCACCAGCTGCTTTAGTTGTCCCAGCATCATCATTTGCTCGTCCAAGCAATCTTACAAATGTTACTGGTGAGCTATTTCTAAACCAAGCTTGAGCAGCATATGCGCCATATGTAGGAGCAAGACCATGTGGTCCAGCTCGCCAAGCATCTCCAGCTGCATTACCAGCTAATGGGGCTCCAAAAATATTTACAAAGTCTGACATCGAATTGACTTGAACAGGTCTAAGTCCGGGGCCTTTGGCCGCCCGACCGATGATTACTGGTCCCACTATACCAGGAAGTGCGGGCAATTGCGAATTATCAATCTCTGCAATTTTAACCCCTGGGGATACAAATTTAAATTTACTGGCTGGCATTTACAAGTTCTCCTTAGATGAAAATACTACTTATTAAGTCTTAAATAAATAGTATGTTACTGTTCGAAAAGACAAACCTTAACATTATTCTGGCAAATTACCATGTCTCCAGGGTAATTCATCCTTAAAAATTGTTCGTTCTCTGGGAATAGCCACGGAGACTGCATTTTCTCTAATAACAATTTGAGGCTGTTCTTGGTTAGCTTCTGCACCAACCAAATAGCCCAGGATTTTAAAGGTCATTGTCGATTCATAGATACGGGTTTCATCTCCCATTTCCGTTATGTTGTTGTTTTCTGTGAAATCTGACTGCATAAACAACTCATATTGGTGCCCATCTCTCTTTATAGTGGTATAGTTTATACCACCCGTTTTTGTTACAAATGGCTGGATTATTTCATTCATCTGTTGTTGATATTCTGTTCTTACGCTTATCAGATATGATACATCGACATATACTGGCATTGGAATTGAAATTGATTCATAAACAATTTTTTTATTTGCTTTTTTGTTTGGAAAATTAATCTGTCCTGTTCCAACAATTCGATTTGATTTTCTTGCAGAATCAGCATTTAAGAAAGTCGCTGTCTTATCTTGCTGAATTCTTCTTGCAATTAAAATTGAACCACCTTTTTTATCTTTTACTGGTGGAATATTTCCATAAAACATTCCCTTTTTTGTAGGGTCTTTTACCATTGATTGTCTTTGCAAAGTCATTATTGGAAAAATTAATGCGCCATCAATATCTCTTAAATCTTTATGGGCTTTAATTTGCCATGATCGTTCTCCTGCAACCCAAACAAGTGGAACTTTTTTCCAACCTTTATTAGTAGTACAAGAAATATCCAGTGTATCATTTAACCAATCAAAAAGTGCATAATCTATTGTTTCAATAGACGATGGCTTAAACGACATTATGCTTTTTTTTATTTTTGTATCTTCTGTTTTTTCTTCTACATGTGTTTTTTTCGTTTTTTTTCTATGTGTCATTTTTATGTACCATCAAAAAGCCCTTGACGAGCCCTCCCGCATTTAGCTGCAATTTCAAGCATATGATCTGCTTGCCCAAACAATTGTTTCGATTCGGACAAAGTAATTATTTCATAATAATCTCCACCATACAAAATAAAATCACCTTCCCGAACATATAAATCCTGGTCCTCTGTTAACCTTCTTTTGTGAAAATGGCAAGTTAAATTGTAAAGACGGTCAACTCCATAGTTTGTAGCAGTTGTTGTGGTTTCACCCCATTCAATTAAAGCATAAACACGAATTGGAGGCAAAAATGTTTTCTTGATCGCTTCTCCATATAAAGGATGAAAATCAGTATGTACGGTGCTTATTGGATAATAAACAATTGTTTGTCCAATGACTCTTTCAATTAACTCATCATTAACTTGTTTAACTAAGTCTCGTTCCTTTTTCCCCAAAAACATTGGTGGGGGCGGCTGCTCCGGTCTTTTCCATTTATTGTCTGCCATAGCCCAAACCGTTATCCTCTATAGATTCCCATTGGAACTTGAATCTGCACTTTTGAAGCATTATCTGCTCTTTTTCCTTCATTCTCTACCAAGACATCATAAGTTAGTTTATCTAATAATTCTTTAAGTTCAGTTTTAAGTTTTTCTTGTTCTTCTTTTGCTTGATTTGTTAAATCTGAAGCATTAAGTGTTACTGATTCTCCGGGGATTGGAATTGTGGTGAATTTTCCACGAATTTGAGCAAGCATTTCTTTGGCAACAGCTAATGAATATTTTCTAATCCACTGTTTGCCCATGCTATTTATATTTTTATATGGGATATTAGCAAATGGAAGGGTATTCAAGTTATTAATACCGTCTGTACCATCTTTTCTTGTTGGATCTTCTTCCCAAGGGTCAGTCGAAATCCCAAACTCAAACCAAATTTTCCTTGGTGCCCCAGTTCCAGGTGTTGAAATTGGTGGATAAAGGCGAATCCTGTTATCTCTTATTTCATAAGAATAATGTGAAGCTCTAGTATATAAATTTGTTTCAAAAGCCATAGCCTGTAATTTGTTTTGCCATGCAGGAACAAGTTCGAAAGTTGATTCATCAGAATATTGACCATAAGTAAATAAATTTCCAACTACATTTAATCCACCATAATATCCATAAAATCTCCACATCGCAGCTGGAGATTTATAATATACTCGATGGACTGAAATTCTTTTGTTGTTTATACTCCCGGTAAATGCTGCCCCAAAATCGGAAGTTCCGTCTATGGAAGCATCTTGCACAATTCCCTGTAGATCATAATCTTGAGTGTTGTCGGTTAATAAAATCGAAGCAGAGTAAATCCTTCCATCCCCAAGTGCTGCTTCTTTTGCTAGTCCTTGGCCAATTCTTCGAGCATATTCAAAAGTAAATGAAGGTACTTTTAAAGAAACTTGAGAACCACTCAAGCTAGAAGAAAGTTCACCAGCTTTTATTGTTCCATCATGATCAAAAGTCCCTGTAGTTGCTCCTAAGAAGTCTGATAAAACATTTATTGCTTGATGATTATTAATTATATATGAATATTCAAGAACTGATAATTCATACGCTGAATAAATATTATTTTCTGTCAATTCAATATCGAGAACATCACCACCAAGCATTTTATATGTAAATGCAACTTGATCAACTGCCCCAGAAATAAAATCTGTTGAGTTTAAATAAATTCCATAAGGAACTGCTGTGGTAGTAACATTTGAGTATGTGCCTGTTACTGGCAATACAATAGCACTTGTTTGTTGAACGGGTGTTAATACTGGAACTGACATTTATATGGCTCTCCTATGAAATAAATAGTTAAACAACAGCTTAAACGAAAAAGAAAACCCCGACTCTCAAAAAAGAAAGCCGGGGTTTCAAAGTTAAGAAACGTTAGTTAATAAATTAACCAAGCAAATCTTCGACAATAACAAGACCATACATATCTGGACGGACCATCTTCTTGCCGTAACGGGTCATAACTCCCTTACGCGGCACGAAGTCTTCCGTTCCAAAAATGGTCGGAGTGATCTGTAGGGGCACATAAGGTGCATAAACATATCCACTTTCGAGGAAACTGTTACCCTTTCGACCGACAAGGATTAGATTCCTTGGGAAATAAGGATCGACATAAACGTCCCATTTCTTAGAAATTTGACCGACCTTTACAGCACCGGCAGTTCCTTTGTTTTCATCAGCAGTTGTGCTTGCGCGGAAACCTGCGGTGAACTCCATAGTATTTGCAACTTCTGGGCTTGTAACGAGGAAGTTTGCACCACCACGCAACGTTTTGCGATGGATTTGTGCAGAAACATCATTAACCGTTTCAAGCAAAGTCTCATACCATTCCGAAACTGTTCCAGTAAAATCTGGGAAAAGTGACCCATTGATAGAGGTTCCAAGACCACTATCAACAAATTTACCAGGTCTACGTGACCAGTATTGAGTTCCGGCTGTTGCACCTTTAACGAGATCTTCAAGAATTTCTTGATCAATCTCAAGCGCAATATGCTCAGACAAAATACCAGTAAGCTCAACTTCTGCATCCAAGTTATGGTATGCATTAATATCTTGCTGAAGTTCCGGCGTCCATTTAGCTTTGAGCTTTTTGGTAATTGCAGTAATTGATACGCTGTCAACTTTAATATCAATTTCTGGAATGCCAGCATTATTCTCAAGACCCCACGCAGTTGCTCCAACAACAGCCCCAAGCGTATTGCTTTGGGTAATGTTATCAGTTGCAGCCCACGAATAGGTTGCCGAAGCAGATACCGTATTCATATCAGTTGCAGGTGTTCCACCACCAGCAAGTCGAGCACCGAAAACTAATAAAGTAGTCGTGCTTGTACCACTAAGCTGGGTAAGTCTTCGAATCTGATTAATACCAGTTCCAAAAAGACAATTACCAGCACTACTAGTCACTGAAAGCGTAACATAATCTTTTTCATTTAGTGCTAGGCCACCACTGGCGACTGAAGAAATAGGAATTGATCCAACATAAACTTGCGTTGTACCAGATGTAAAATCTGGATCAAAACGACAAATGCGATCTAAAACAGCATCCCCACTACCGAACGTCCCTGAAAGAACTGGGGTTAATGCGAAAGTGCTACTTCCTGTTGGGGAAGAATAACCATTGTTTAGGTTATAAAAACTGTGTTCAGCATTATCACCAGTAAGACTAACGCCACCAGTGATTGCAGAACCAACTTTTCCACCACCATAAACTGAACCTTCGGCATTATTCCCAAGTCGAGTTCCATTATATTGAAAGTCAAGAAAGAAAATGAGTCCTGACGGCAAGCTCATAGGCTGAACCGAAACAAGATCATTCGCAATTAGACCTCCAAATACACGTCGCACAATGGGAAATGCTACAGCTGCAAAGCCTTCAACATCACCCACTTGCATAGAAGAAGCCTCACGAAGAAGCTCCTTTGCTTGATTTTCGAGAAGACAAGACATAGTCTGACGACCATGTTCATTCTCTATCCCTTCTAAAAGACCAGTCTTTTCCCATTTTTCTTGGACAGCCTGACCTTCTTTTTGGACATTACGATTAATAATGCCCTCTGTTAATTTTTCAACAATACTCATAATTTTTTTTTCTCCTTAAATTATTCCAGCAAGCTTTTTCATTCTATCCACTTGGGGATTAAGAACTTGCTGTTTTTCCTTGTTTGATTTCAAAATAAGATGATTATTTTTATTAACTGCTTCGCTCAATGTCTTCGGAGAACTATTTTCTTTCGTAGACAACGACTCCTTCAGTGTATCAAAAATAACCTTTGCTTCTTCAATTGAATTCGAATTAGAAATCGCTTCGACAAGTTTATCTTTCTGTCGCTCATTCAAGGAGTGAGATTTCAATACGTTATTCGTATAAATTAGCTTTGCGTTAGAAAAGTTAACTTCTTCAAGTTTTTTACTAACGTCAAGAGCAATACCCTTCAGATTATTATAATCTTTAGAAAGCTTATTCTCATTAAGCTTTAGGGATTTTATTTGTTCTTCTAGTTTTTTAAGTGCCTTTCGCAATTCTTTGTTTTCTTCCGCTGTTTCTGTGTCTTGTTCTCCAGCAACTTCAACTGCTAATGCATATTCTTCTTGTGGTTTTGTGGGATGGCTACTTCCTAAATCTCCACGAGCCACGTTTTCAATATCGACTTTTAAAATTTCTTCGATGGCATCTTTTAAAGATTCTTCATCTAATTCAATTTCTTCATCTTGTGATTCTTCAATATCTTCGTCTTCTTTTAATTCTTCGGTTTCGTCGTTTTCATTTAAAAGACTTTGAAGATCAGAGTGTGATGTTTCGTACATGATTGGTTGTTCTTCACCCATTGGAATTTCATATTCTTCTTCTTCTGGGACTTCTTCTGCCATTACTGCTTGAAGTTGTTTAAGATCGAGTTCAACCATGTCGTCTTCTTCTGGACATGGACAAGCTTTTTCTCCGTCAAGTGCGGCCAAGGGAACCTCACCAACAATTTCATCTGGAATATCAATTGGTTCTCCTTCAATTTCTTCTTCTTCGAATCCGATCTCGTCTTCGGGTTGTTCAAGTAACGTATCGACAGCTTCTTTAATTTCATTTGAATATTTTTCGAGAATTGTCTGTTCTGCATTTTTAATTGCAGCTTCCTTTAACTCAGTTGCGTCA